CTATGAGATGCAAGCCCCTAAAGCGATCTTTTTTCTATCGCCGCCTGGAGGTCAGATTTTCGGAAGAGTTTTTTGCCCATGAAGAAGATTGCGGCCAGGCTATGAGTGGCACGTTCCCTGGTGAAGTGGTCAGGGGAAACACCACAGTAGGCCGCGGCCTCTTCGATGGTGAGGTAGTCCTTATCGAGGTTCAATTCGGACTGGGGTCGCCTCATAGGAAGTCGGGTAGGGGGTCGTCGAGGGGAGGGGGATTGAAGGGTGTTTTCTTTTTGCGTTCCACGATCTCGGGGTCGAACATCGCCATTGCCTTGAGGAATCCACCATCCTTTTCGAGCAGGTCGGCGTCGCAGTGTTGCAGGTCCTTAGATGTGAACCTGAACGTCGCAAAATCGCCCGTGTCGCAATTTATAAAGTCTTTGCCATTCGGGGTGCGGTAATGGATCTCGTTGGCCTCCTGGTCCATCTCCGTTACGTTGGCCCAGGGTAGGTATTCAGGAATAAAGAGGTGTTTGTTACACGCATTCTCCTGTGCGGTACGCGATAGGTGTTTGTCATGGAAACGGCAGTGCCAACGACCATCCTCGGTCGGTGTGACATGAACGCAGGTGCGGCATGAGACAACGGCTGTTTTGCCCTCGTGACAGTTGGCGTGGAAGGTGCACCATTTGCACTGGAAAAACTCGGGGTCACCAGAGATCCGGTCTGGCGGCGTGAGGTTGAAGATGATCGACTCGGCCTTCTGCATGTAGGCTTTGAACGCGTCGGGATCATAGTTGGTGCGGATGCTTTGGTAATCGCGACCACCTGGCGTGCTGACCGTCATGTAGTGCCGGTTGATCGGTTCAGGCCAATCCAACGTGAGTCCCATGTAGAGTTGCGATTGTGCATGATAGGTCTCATTCCAGGCCTTGAGCGCACCTTTCTCACCATGCTTTGCAATCGCCCGTGTGAGGGCTCTGTAGCCCTTCTCAGCGGTGCTTTTGTGTTCCCATATATGCCATGCCTTGGGTGCGACATACACGCCCTTGATGACCCCATCCATGTGCCCCTGGAAGTGTCCACCAAAGGCTGTCACCTTGATCTGATGGTGATCATCCTGGGTGCGGATCAACTCGATTGACGGGACCAGGTCGATTCGATCGCCCATCAGTTCTTCATCCATAAACCCATTTGAAAACCGGCGCAGGGTAGCGGCATCAAAATGGGTCGGGGCTACCCAGCGAAACATGTTGTGTATCTCGCGTGAGCAGTCCCGACCCAGTACAGATGCGCCCACATAAGGACGCTGTTGAGGTGGATTCTGTCTGATGATCTCTTGATCGATCGCGTCAAGGGTTCTATCACGTGGTGGTGGAATCTTCATCCGGCCTTCACTTCGGCATATTCCTCGTCAAGTTTATAAAAACGGCTTGCTACAGATAACGATCCCCCGTTCAAATAGTGCACAAAATTGGCGGCGTCCTCAAAGACAACGAATTCCTTAACCATGGTGAATTCAATATCGTTCTGTAGGTAGTACCCAACCCCATAAACGTGGTCGCCCTGCAAGGCACCGTACATAGTCTTGATAATCCAACTCATGGCCGTCGATCCATCGCGACCCACACACCGGCATTGCGCCGTGAACGCGTCGGGCGATACATCTCCTGGAACTTACCGCGTTTCATAATGGTCCCGTGTCGGATGTAAGGCTTGCCCTTTTTCATGGAACACATAATGGAGGACACGCTCTGGTGCCGCATATTCAATGCCACTTCAATCTCATCGCACGTGGCACCCTGGCGACCTTGGGACGCGATGAAGTTGTAGATGCGACGCCTCATGCTTTCACGTGTGGCTTTGTCGAGGTTGGTTGGTCTTTTCATCTTGGCTGGCTCTCGTCTGTTTCTCTGATGTGTCTGAATTGGTTCTCATCTGCAAAGTCTTTCAGCGAGTCTTTGATTTCGGCTAAACGATCACACGCGGCGTACACCTCATCGACTGCGTCCTCAATGAACATCGAGTCCCCGTCCAAGGCGGACTCGATGTCACTCAAAAGTTTGTCGAACTGTTCGCGGACCTGGAGAAAATGAGCGAGTGCGCGATTGCTTGCGCGTCGCTTGTCTGGTGCCCCTCGCACAGGCGGCAAGCCAGATTGTTTCACCGATACCATAGAGGCAGAAGAGTCCGAGCCAGACGCAGAGGTAGCCGAGTATGATGGCAACACCGTCGAGGTCCATGACATCAACTCGCTTTGGCCCAGGGGGCGCTATTGGGTTTCGCTACTACAACACCCGGTGCCGGGGGAGAGTTGTCAGAAGAACGATACGCGGTGATGTCGTTACGAGCCTTGTAACCCTTTTCGGTATTAGCGGGTACTACCTTCAAACATACCTGCACGTATGAGCCAATCAACTCTTTAGTATCAGCGACCGCTAAAAACCCAGCCGCTGCTGCTAATTGGGAGATCTCCCGTTGCGCGATGTCGCGGACTTTTGTATCAGGGTGCAGAATGTTGTAGGTCTTCCACACCTTTCGTGATGCAAGGGTGAATTCCAATTCATTCATCTCATTGCCAGCCGCACTGGTCTTGTCTTTTTCAGCGGTAACCTCGGCCGTGTACCAACCGGCCTCAAGCGGCTCAAAGTCGGAAACTAAAACATCCTCTGCGGGTAAAATCGGAAAGGGAAGTGCTGCCATTACAAACTCCTTATGCGGCTTTTTTCTGAGCCGTGTTGTTGAGAATCTTTGCTTTGATCTTTGCGAGGTTCGGTTCCTCGAATCTATCCAAACGTCCCGAGCGATCTTTAGCCTCGAACTGGTCGTCCCGCACCATCTGCATCATGCGTTCGAGGTCGCCTTCGGCGTTGCGTTCAACGCGGAGTGGCGTGACGACATCAAATAGGTAGGGCAATTGATGGCCGAGTTGCCGGCCAGGCATCGAGGGACCGTAAACAAACTTTCCGTTATCGTCTTGGACGCGGGACATCTTCGCGGTCATCACCAGGTCATAACCTGGCAGGTCGCGGAACATCTTGATGAGTTGAATCATCTTGGTCGCCATCTCTCCGTAGGATTTCCGAGGGTCCTTTGACAACAGGAGTTCATGGGCTAAAACCACCTCGGCAATTTCCGAGACAGAGTCAATAAAAATCCACTTGAAATCGGATCCACCGACAAGGTGGTTGTAGACGCCTTCGATGTCGTCCATGTTGTGCACCTCGACAACCTTGATGTCTGCTTTGGTGTGTCGGAGAGAGAGCAAGCCGGCTTCAGCACTGACTAGAATCGTGGGTTCTTTGGTGGTTTGGGCCAGGACGGTTTTGCCTGACCCCGCACCACCAAAGGGCAGCATTTTGATGCCTTGGTCTAGTGCGGCATCAGCGGGGTTCTTGAATTCAATTGGGGCCATCTTCTTCTCCTGTGAGTTCGGCTATCCGCCGATAGAGTTGTTGCACGTGTGTTTGTGAGCGGCGTAGTTCAGCCTTCAACATGTTGATCACGGTCTGCGGGTGCAGTTCCGTTTCATGGATTGGCGTTTCGCCGGCAAAAAAAACTCCTGGGCGCAGCCCATGTTCCGATTGCCACTTGGAGTCGGAATCGCTAGTCATTCAACAGAAACCTTCTCGAATCGTGTTTGCGCCTAGAATAGTCAGCAGGTAGACTGTATGTGTAGCAACTCTAACGGAATATAGAGGCATATGGCAAGATCGTCTTTCATCGTTGATACCGTCCTGGCGAAATGCGGCGGAATTTCTAAGGTTGCGGCGCATTTCGGCATAACCAGATCGGCTGTCCAACAGTGGAAGAAGAACGGTATCCCTGCTAACCGAGTCAGAACTTTGGCACATTTAGCGGATCACCACGTGAGACCCTCAGACATTAGGCCCGACATTTTCGGGCAGTACGACTAGCCCACTTGGCGGGATAAAGCCAAGGCCATGAAATTCCTCCTCATGGTGTGTTATTTGGACCGGGCCTGGGGCACTTCTCCTCCCCAGGTCCGGTTCTTTTTTTGTGATTGATCCCGGTATGACTCAAGCCGAAAGTGCGGTCATTGGCGCACTGTTACTTGATGATTCCTCTTTTCGGGATGTTCAAAGCGTTCTCGAAGAACGCGACTTCTTCAACAACGACCTGCGAAAAATATTCGGCATCATTCGCCGACTCCGTGAACGAGGTCTACCTGCTGATGTCATCACCGTCGCCGATGCACTCGGTGCTGATGAAGACATCGGCCTACAGTTCGTTGGTGACCTAGCCAACCGCACGCCAGGCACTGCCAACATCCTGGCTCATGCACGACTGGTTCGAGAGCAGTCCCGCAAACGACGACTCTCGACGCTGTCTCGAACCGTACAAGAACGTGTCGATGAGGGTGACGAACTCGAAGACCTAAAGGCATTCGCTGACTCCGAGATGACGGCGATCTTTGCGGACACCGATCGCGCCACGTTCGACGTTGATGACTGGACAATTGAAAAGCAGTACATGGGTGACGCAGGTCCGATCGACTGGCTGATCGAGGGCTGTCTCCCAACCGCAACGGCCGGCATGATGGCGTCGTTTGGCGGCGTCGGTAAGTCCTACCTCCTGTTGGACCTGTGCATTCGAGTCGCTGCCGGCCCTGGCTTCACCGGCCAGTACGCTCTGGGTGGTCGCATCGCTAAACATGGTCGGGTGGTGATGGTCACTGCGGAGGACTCCAGGCGTGCAGTTCATCGACGCGTTGACCAACTGGTACAAGAGACCGAGAAGGAGAAGGTCAAGGACAACCTGCACCTAGTGTCCCTGGTGGATGCCGGGGGACACGTTGCGTTCCTGAAGTCTCAGTCCGGTCAATACTCAATGACCCCTGCCTGGCACCAGTTCTGCGACCAGATCGCCCGGTACGATGACATTGAACTGATTGTGCTGGACCCGCTACAGGTCCTGTGCGCTGCTGACATCAACGCCGACCCAGCGGCAGCGCAGCAGTGGTGGTCGGCTGTCTCGAAACTGTGCGCCGCCTCTGGTGCAACGGTCTTAGTGGCTCACCACATGAGGAAGGAGCAGGGTGAGATCGACTCTCCCCAGGCTGCACGGGCGTCAGTCCGTGGAACGACCGCACTGCTGGACGGCTCACGATTTTGTTATTGCTTGTACCCAACACCCAACAAGGACCGGTTAAGGGTAGAGGAGGCACTCGGTGAACCCATCCCCTACCTGGCCCTAATCCAGGGGGCTGTGGTCAAGTCAAATGAGTTTCAATCCAACACCATACAAACCTTCCTGCGAGACCCCCTAACCGGCCTCCTGGTCGAATGCTCTGACCGCATTGGTGATGCCCTAGACGACGCCACACACCTCTCACCAGAGCAATTCAGCGAGGTGATGTTCGAGGTCCAGGCTCGTTGGGATCTGGGCACTCCATTCTCGAAGGCAGCGCAATCAGAACGCTACCTCGGGAAGTACCTGGCTGACCACTTGCAGATCGGTAAGACCCAGGCAAAGGACCTGATAAAGGAATGGATGGACCGCGGTGTGCTGTTTCAGGAGTGGATGCCCTCCATCAAGATGAAAGGGCTGCGGTCTAAGTGAGTACAGGTGTGACATACAGAGGGGGGGTAAGTGTCACACCTATAAGCCGACTTTCCCAGTTTTTTTTCAAAAAAAACGGACGCTGCTTAGTAGGATCCGTTTTCTCCTCCCCGACGCCTATAAGGGGGGGGGTGGGTCGGACCTTATGAGACCGCACCGAGACCGCTCCGAGACCGCACCGCGTGGTGGGTGGAATGGACGGAGCGGTGTGGTGTGTCTTACAGACACACACCACACCGCACCTCCATCTGAACCATTCGGGCAGACCGCTCCATGACTCCACTCACACCCATCGATGAGTTGGAGAAAATCTACGGTCGTTTGACGGTTGTCGAGTACATCGGTGGAGAGGGGCAGGGCGAAGGTGCCATCTGGAAGTGCGAGTGTGCGTGCGGCCGTTCTGTAGAGGCACGCGGCTCACTACTACGCCAAGGCAAGGTGAAGAGTTGTGGCCGTTGTCGAGTGCGAAACCACAAACGCCTGGTTAAGTGGGAATCACCTGAATTATTGCTGGCAGTTATGACAGTTGGCACACCACCGTGTGATGTGGGGTTCGGTTGCCCCTGGCGCAAACGCTGTGCAACTAAGAACCTTGCCTGTGTCCCGTTTTGGAAGTGGTGCAACTACGGTGGTAAGGCTCATCCCAACCCATCTGAGAAGCCCACAGCAGCAACTTACAAGAGGATATTCCCTAATGGTTGAACTCCAGTTTGATGTGCCCTGGCCCCCATCAGTTAATCGCTACTGGCGACACGGTAGAGGTCGTGTCTACCTGGCTGAACCTGGCCGGCACTACATTGAACTTGTCCGCCAAGCAATGCCCCTTTTCCATGAGCCTTGGGAGACCGAACATTTGCGCCTTGTTGTGATGGCCCATCCCCCTGATCGGCGCAAACGAGACCTCGATAACATCCTGAAGGCGTTGCTCGATGGGCTGGAAAAGGGCTCATTGTTTCGCGACGATTCGCAGATCAAACATATCGAGGCTCGAATGCTTGAGCCGGTGAGGCCGAAGGGCTTGGTTCATTTGATTATTGGCGTCATCCATGAACCTTGAGCATTTGCGGCTGCTGAATGTCCGTGGTGCCAGGCTTGAGCGTGGGTCTGGCGGTCAGCCTGAGATCACCTGGGACGATGTAGCCATGATGCTGTTGTCTATCTCACGGACAGCGGCTGCTTATGCTCGTTATCGATACGCGGGTGATTCAACAGAGTGGCACGCAATCCGTCGCGGCATGATTGCAACTATCTATGTCAGTGATGAATGGTCACGCAACTCGAATGCAGAGTATTGGGAGACTCTGATTGCGCTGGGTCTCAAGGCATTCTGCTCGGGCGAGGACCTGTCACAAAAAGAAAAGGCACAGGCAGTGGGTCTCAAATGGTGGAAGGCAGGGTTCGAGCGTGACTATCGTACGGTCATCATTATGCTGGACGACTATGATCGTGACCTGCGTGATGCTATCCGAATGTGGAACACAAGGTTGCATGATGAATAGGTTGCGGGTCTAGCGGCTATACTTACAGTGAGCAGTTCTATGTGCCGGCATCCGCCGGCTTTTTTATGGTTACGATATGAGTGTGATCACGGCCCAACAGCCTCAACTAGATTGAACATAAAGGGCACAGGATCAGACACTCAAAGGACTACCCATGAGTGATTACAATCACACTGCTGGTGAAGGACGATCGGGATTCAAAGAAGGGAATCCAGGGAGGCCGAAGGGCTCACACAATAAGTTGAGCCTGGCCGCTGTTGATAAGATGGTTGATGCCGGCTTCGACCCGGTTGATCAGTACATGTCGTTACTCAAGAAGGCACAAGAGCAGGGCAACCTAGTCATTGAAGAGCGTGCGTTGTCACGCCTCATTCAGTTCCGTTACTCATCGCTTCATCATTCAATGGTGAGCAATGCGGATGACAGTGACCTGACCGTCAATGTCACACGTTACGAGGCAGATGGGTCGGGAGATATGGGGGATGTGAACGCTACATCTACGAGATTGCCCGACGAGCCTGACGATGCCGAGCCCGATGCTGACTTGGGTGTGAATGTGACGCGGTTCGCACGATGATGTGGTACGAAATGTGGTACGAAAGCGATGCGACTCTCGTAAGCGCATGAAATCCCAGGGCTTTTCTGCTGGCGACACCACCGGATCCAGGTGGTTGCCGGCGAAAAACATTTATTTTGGAGGCCGGGGGGGGTCAGAAAATGGCGAAAAATGGACCCCCACCCCCCGAAAAAAAAGGGGCGTCTGATAGTACGTGGGGACTGACACAAAAAATTCTGCGGATCTACGGATTCCATACAAGTTTGAGCCGCGCAGTTACCAACTACCGGTCTTCATCGCGATGGATGGGGACTACAACCGCGCTTGCTTGGTGTGGCACCGTCGTGCAGGTAAGGATCTTACCCTGTGGAATTTAACCATCAAGAAAGCCCTAGAACGGCGCGGTACGTACTTTTACACATTACCCACATATAACCAGGCCAAAAAGGTTATCTGGTCAGGAATGAGCAATGAGGGCTTCAGGTTCCTCGATCACGTACCGAAACAGATCATAAAGAATCTGAACAACACGGAGATGCGGATTACCCTGAAAAATGGGTCCGTGATTCAACTCGTAGGAACAGACAACATTGACAGTATCGTTGGAACAAATCCAATCGGCGTCGTCTTCTCAGAATACTCACTCCAGAATCCACGAGCCTGGGAATTGATCCGCCCAATCCTTGCATTAAATAATGGCTGGGCGATTTTCAACTTTACACCGCGAGGTCGAAACCACGGCTTCAGATTATTCACAATGGCTGATGGGAACCCCGATTGGTTCACTCAATTACTGACAGTTGAAGACACTAATTTATTGGATGCTGAAGCAATCGAGCGTGAACGGGCAGAGGGAATGCCCGAAGAACTCATCCAGTCCGAATACTTTTGTTCATGGGACGCTGCGTTGCCAGGGGCCTACTACCGCGACCAACTAGACCGCGCTCGTGTGGAGAAACGCGTCACATGCGTCCCCTGGCAAACGGCACAGCCCGTGTATACAAGTTGGGATATCGGGATTGGCGACAGTACCGCAATCATCTTTGTGCAGTATGTGGACAATAAAATTCACATTATTGATTACGAGCAAAACACCGGCGAAGGACTGCCGTTTTACATCAACATGCTCAAGGAAAAACCATATACATATGCAGATCATTTCGCGCCACACGACATCACAGCGCGTGAGTTTGCGTCTGGCAAGTCACGTCTAGAGATGGCGCGTGATCTGGGTATGTTTTTCACGATCGTGACCAAGCATCCGGTTGATGATGGCATCAACTGCGTGCGGTCAATGTTCAACCGCTTCTATATTGACGAGGACAAGTGTTCTCACCTGATTGATTGCATCGCCGCGTATCGCAAAGAGTTTGATGAGAAGCATCAGACTTGGCGAGTGCGTCCACTACACGACTGGTCGAGTCACGCAGCAGATGCGCTCCGTTACTTTTGTATGGGTTGGGATGAGATGGCACACAATGTTATGGGCAAGCCGACGCGAG